GTAGTATATAAATAAGCCTCGATCGCCCTCCGTTTCTGTATCTCGGGTAGGCTTTTCAGATAGAAAGGCCTTACGTCCCTGCCGCAGTAGAAGTCACCGCCGCAGCTCTCTCTAAACCTTCCTTCAAGGAACGTTTTGTCGGAGTTAACTACAAAACCGACAAGGTTACACGTTTCAAGAAACAAGGACGTCGCCGCCGTAGGCACAATACAATCGTCACCATAGACATGACATTCCTGTTCAAGTCTACAGAGAACGGGTAATCCCCGCGACGAGCATACTGCGCTTTCAGCTAGACAATAGAGCAAGAGGGTCTCCAACGGGAAAGTTGTTGCGTTTCCCATTGTACTCATCATCCCAAGCGCTACTACACGACCATCCGGAAGGGTGGTCCTGTGAGAGCGAAGGGTGAAGAGCAGAGAGTACCAGTCCTTCGGAAGAAGGAAATGGCATACCGCGAGAGACAGGCTATCCGACATCGATGAAAAATCGATGGTGGAATAACCGCCCGTTATGCTAGCTAAGTACGCTAGTTTCCGGTGTTTCTCTTGGTCCTCTTGAACGAGTAGACCGTGCAAACCAAGGCGTTCAGACATCAGAGAAAGGATTCCCTGTTGAAAAAACATGTTCAAGGTTGGCTCGACTGATATAAATCTATCAATCTTGTCGGTCTTCGGAACAGTGGTGGCTCTGGACGAGTCTGTGGTAACGGTCTCGGGTTTATTCAACCGAGCCTCATTAAGGTTACAAACCTGGGAATACATCTCTGTATCCCAGGACTTGTAATGCTCCCACAGCCTCACGCAAGACTTCGATCCTGAAATGGGCCAAGTCCACTTCGCCTCTAGCGAGGTATCAGTATACTTGACGAGCAGAGAAGTTCCAGACGAGTGTTTAGCCCGCTGGAACATCTCCTCCATCAGCCCGTTTGGGCTGTCTCCTAACACCTGACGCACAAAATTGCGCGCCCGGCGTAGGGTAGGATTGCTCTGCCAAATAAAGGATAGACGTGAGTCGTAATCGATATTGATTGCGCTCACCCGGTCGTTCGTCTCGCAGAATTTTGCTATTGCTGCGTCACGTCGTGCCTGGGGCGTGTACTTGCCTA